CTTGATTTGCACCGGCATAAGTTCGCTTTTTCAGCGGCTTCTTGCGAGAGAAAATGTCCAGAATACCCATCAAAACCTCACTTGAATCGTTGCGCCAGTGCCTTGACCTTTGCGGATTCTTTCGGCAATCACTTCTTGCTGGACTTCTTTCTTATAGTAATCACGGGCATTCGTAAGCTCTTGGAAAGACATCTTAGATAGGCTTCGGCCAGCAATAGAGTAGCTGGCAACATCAGAATCTGCTTTACCACTCAAGATGCTTTCAATCTTGGCAACCATGATCTCCGCATGAGTGCGAGGATCAGCGCCAGTGACATCCAGATCGGCAACGCAAGTGAAATAACCACGATCAATGATGATGCGGCTGTTGTCCGAGTTGCGTTTGATTTCTAGTTGCCAGTGATATAGACCGACAACAAAATCATTTGAGGTTGTGCTTGAGACGGTAAAAAGATAATCAGAACCACTGGCAGTTCCAATTACTTGAACTTCAGTATTGCCACCACCAGTGATGCGAGCCACATAAGTGGCGGTATAGGAAGCGGGAGGATAGTCACCACCAATGTCGGTGCGTTTCCATTGAATAAAGTCGCCAGGACTGACTACTTCGGGTTCGGTAGTCGGGGCATTAGAAGCGTCGAACAGGTTAGCCATAGCCACCCCAGAGTTTTCGGAATTCTAGCCATTTTATCGCCATCTGTTAACAAAAGATGATGGGTTTTTTGGCCTGACAATCGGTTTTTCTTGCTTGATGACGTTTTCGGCTTCCTTGCGATGCTGCATTTTGATAGCCATTCCAGCCAGATTTACGTTCAATAAAGCCAAAGCAGCCTTTGCATAAACCCGGACGTCCAAAGCCTCGTTTCGAGTCCGAATCTTCACGAACTCACGCCTTGCAAAGCCCTTATGGTACTTTGTGGCGATCTTTTCAGCCGTGAGCTGCTTGTAATACTCAGGATCGCGTCCTTCTGGAAAGTGGCAGTATCCTGGCCCAGGCTCAGTAATCTTGAACCTAGAAAATAACTCGTATTTGATTGTGTCCACCCCAACAGGGAACAGCTTGATCTTCCCGATATTGTTCTTTGAAGGCTTGCCGACCATCGGCTTACCTTCTCCACCAACACCCTTGATGGCAAAAATCCTGCGGCCTTCCCTGGTGGAAACGTACTTATAGACCGACTGAGTATGGTGACCACCCGAGTCAATACAGGTCGCACGAACGTGCATATCTTCTCCAAACTCATGCTCAAAGACCTGGTACAAGAATTCATCGAGATCACGCCAGACGATTGGCCCAGATGGGTCACCATGAATAGTTTTGTATGCAATAGACCAAGATTCCTCGTCTTTTCCCCAAGCGACGATCTCAGCCTCTAGGCGATCATCCTGAACGTCTACTCCCGCGGTCAAGATAAGCCCATCAGCGGGAACAGCATCTCCCCAATCTTCTGCCCTTTGCTCGAGGTCATATCCATCAACCTGATCGCCTTGTTCCTCCCAGGTCTCGCCAAGATAAGTATTGACCCAGACTTTCAGGGTTGCAGGTTGCTTTTTGGCCTCGAGGAATTCTCTGACGCCATCGGCAAGGGTTGTCCAAGGAGAATACAGGGCAGAGATGTGGAATCCTGCGATACCGTTAAATTCTGCGCTGGCAATCCACTCGCCTTGCTTGATTGATCGAAGTCGCTGTGGCTCATCCCATTCAGCCCCACAGTCATCGCAGATATATCGGGCTGTTTCTGGCTTGTCTTCGTCCCATTTGACATTTGACCAGGCCATGATCTGTTTATGCCCACAGTGTTGGCAAGGGACGTAATACTTCCTCTGGTCGGATTCTTCATAAGACATTTCAATCCTTGATGCCCCCTTGTTGGTAGGAGTGGAAACAAGCAGGATTTTCCGATTCCAGAAGGTCGCTGCGCGTTTTTTTGCAAGACTTACAGGGTCGCCCTCCGTACCAGCTGAGACTGGATACCTGTCCACCTCATCGCATAAAACCACCCGAATCGGGCGCGAGGCCAGACTGGAGGGAGAGTTTGCGCCACAAGCGGTTATGTGGCCCCCAGGGAAAACTTTGTGGAGTGTAGTGTTTCCAGAATCACGGCTTCTCGGGTCTTTGACCAAGTTTTGCAGGGCAGGCGTATCCCTGAGCATCGGGGCCAGGCGGTCTTTACTCCATGTCTGGGCCATGTCCAGTGTGGGCTGAACAACAAGAATCGGGCTTGGGTCTTGGGCAACGTGAAAGCCGACAAGGTTATTAACCATCTCGGTTTTGCCGATCTGGGCAGAACTCATCACCACGACTTCACGCACAGTCGGGTCATTAAATGCGTCCATGATGCCACGCTGATATTCAGCGCGAGCAGTATCCCAAGACCCAGGCTCGGCAGAGGATTCAGGAGAAAGCCGCCTGAACTCGTCTGCCCACTGACTGATTCTTAAATCAGGTGGCGGTCTCAGGCTCTGAAACGCTTTCGTCAATAGCGTCTTCAGACTCGGATGACCTGACAGGGTTATGGACATGGATTTCGACATTTTCTAGTTCTGTGAGTGCCTCGTAGATTTGCTCTTTGAGGATATTTTTAACTTCCGAAATACTCTCGGCGGCGAAAACCTCCGCAGCGGTCTTTGTTGGAAGCGAGAGCATCTTTGCCCTCATGTTTGTGGTTGCCTCCAGCCAAGCAGTCTCAATATCCTCGGCAGGAATCAGCTTTTCTTCCATCTGGGCCTTTTCCATCTCCATGATGTCGGCTTTGGCCCTGGTCAGCCTCATTCTGTGAGTAGTGTAATCGTCCTCGGGCAAATCCCGCTTGAGATTACCCATGCGGAGATATTGGATATAAGCCCGAACCACAGGGACAAGTTCATATCGCCCACGCTCGACCTTTGGGATTACACCTTCTTTGGCAAGCTGATTAACCCTCTGAGGAGTTAAATCAAGCAGCTTGCAGATCGTGTCCAGCGGTACTGTTGTTGCCATATTCTTCAAAAGTTAGACCAGATTCGGCGTGAGTTGCTTTTTTGCCAGTGAAGTCCTGCCAGCGTTTTATGATGACATCACAATATTTAGGGTCTAGTTCCATCAAACGGGCGACTCGGCCATTCTTTTCGGCTGCAATCATTGTTGTGCCGCTTCCACCAAAGCTATCCAAGACAATATCTCCACCTTTGGTGTTATTTAATAGTTGATACTCAAAAAGAGCCACAGGCTTCATTGTTGGGTGTTCACCATTTCGAGATGGTTTATCAAACTCAAGAATAGTAGTTTGCTTGCGGTCTGCCGCCCAAAGATGTGCCGCGCCTTCTTTCCAGCCATAAAGACATGGCTCATGCCTAAAGTGATAATCTTTGCGACCGAGAATAAGGCTGCTTTTTTTCCACACAAGAATTTGACTCATTTTCCAGCCAGCATCCCGAACCGCACCAACAAAGTTGTAAGTTTCAACATCGGCATACCAAATATAAAAAACAGCCCCTGGTTTCATAACCGTGTCAGCAGCAACGTAAGCATCGCGCAAGAATTGACGGAATTGTTCATCACCCATTGAGTCGTTTTGGATGGTCAATTTTTCTTTTGTTCCACCCTCGTAAGCGACGTTATACGGTGGGTCGGTCAGCCACATATCCACAGCCTGACCTTCACAAAGACGCTCGAGGTGATCCATGCTGGTGGAATCTCCGCACATTAATCGGTGCTTTCCGAGAACCCAAATATCCCCAGGTTTAGTTATCGGCTCCTCTGGAGTTTCTGGTACAGCATCCTCGTCTGTCAGACCTTCAACTTCCTCCGCGATCTGGTCGGCAAGGTCAGCCAGTTCATCGTCCGAGAAGCCAAGCAGCGAAATATCAAAATCCTCATCTTTCAGGTCAGCGATCTCTAGGGCCAGCAATTCCTCGTCCCACCCAGAATTTAATGCTAATTTGTTATCTGCGATCACATAAGCCTTCTTTTGAGTCTCGGTCAGGTATCCAAGACGGATACATGGGACTTCTTTCATTTTCAGCTTACGAGCTGCCAGAACTCGACCATGACCCGCAATGATCTGGTTTTCGTTGTCAATCAGAACAGGGTTCGTAAACCCGAATTCTTTGATTGATGCGGCAATCTGGGCGGTTTGCTCGTCTGAATGGGTACGGGAATTCTTGGCATAAGGCAGCAATTCCTCGATGCTGATTTGTTCAATTTGCAATGCTTTTCTCCTAAATGAAAATGGTTAAAACTTTTGTGTCGCTAGGCGAAAGTCGCGGCGCGAAAGACC